AGGTAGCCAGTGCCGCCGTAGTTGCCAAATCCACCCGACAGGTAGATGAAGTGCAACTCGTCCTGCAGGCGCGCCCACCAGTCTTTCATGACGATCTTGGCATCTTCACGCAGGTTGCGCAGAGTTGCCTTGCTGGTCACGCGGTCACCCGCACCCACAGCACCACGCACCTGATCGATGCGAAGCTTGTCGGTGAAATACTTCAGCGGTGCGCCACGGCCTTCGAGCTTGGCTTGCACCACGGGCTCCATGGACATGGGCATCAAGAGGTCAACCGTGACTTCAAGGCCAGCGTCTTTTTCCAAGTCAGTGATGACCTGAATTGGCGTGCGAGCGCGTTTGCTCTCGGATGCCATGGAAGACGAAAAGTACGACTCGCGGTTGATGGCAACAGCGAGGTCAGTACCCCATTTCTTTACTTCTTGCGGGTCATTGACCCCGAACTTGGTTTGCATATAGTGCTCCTGGTTAGATTTCCACAGGGCTGCACTACTGCGCGGCCAATTGACGAAATTAAGGCTTTCGTTACGCCTTTACCCTCATCACCTCACGCCCAACTTCGCAAAATTCGCCATGGCTGGCGTCATGCGATGCACGGTGGTCGGCTTGGTGAAGTCCAATCGAATCCGAGCGCGTTGCCCGGATTTCTCTTCAATTCGCAATTTGATGCCATCACCGATGGCGATTGACTCGCCAGGGCGGATTTCACCAAACCACGTATTCTTTTCGGTCACTCTGCCATCCATCGGTCACGTTGATCGTTTGACAATGCTGCGTGCGCCTTCTCCAGTGCAAGGCCTTCAAGATTGCGCATGTGTGCAAACTCGTCGGCATTGACTGAACCAGTTGCTGCAACAGGTACGCTACGAAGTGTCGGGGGAATTTCAGCCGGGTCAACTCCATTGCGGGCAGTGGGTGCCACTTTTTTTGCAGCAGGCACAAAGCCCAAGTCGTCCTTGGTCAGCCGGTGCGCCTCGGCCAGAAACCACGGGGCATCCCGGTTCTCGTTCTTCGGGTCCGCACCCAAGGCTTTCAGATTGGTGTTGTACGCAGCCAGCAGGGCAGGCTTGGCTTTGTAGTCCAGTCCTTCGGCCTTGAATGCGTTGAATGCCTGCGCTTCGGACTTACTCCACTCGGCGCGTGCGCTCTGCTCTGCCGCTTGGGTGTTGGCCTGCTCAAAGATGCTGGCAGTCAGCGCCTTGGTCTTGAGCTCGTCTTTGGCCACTTCAGTGCGGTCTCGGATTTCTTGGTACGCATCAGCTTCGATCTCACCGGCCATCAGTTGCTTGAAGGCGGTGCGCTCTTCCGTGGTGAGTGCTGCAATCTGCTCTTTGGCATCGGCCGGCACCTCGGCGCTGTACTGCGGCACAAAGGTTTCGCGTGGCACTTGTTCCACTTCAACCTTGGGAGCAGCAGCGGCAGCGGCCTCTTGTTCGGCGGCTGCAGCGGCATGTGGATCACTGGCACTTGTTCCACTGTCATCGGCTGGCACATCCAGCAAAGCGGCAATTTCGGACTTGGCAAGCATGCTCAGGTCCTGCTCGGTGTAGCCCTGTGCGTTGAGGGTGGCGAGGTCGGTTTCGTTGATGTCGAGTGTCATGGTGGGTTCTCTCTTGGTGGTGATTAATTAAGGTCTGCGTTCAGTGTCATCGTGTCGATGCCATTCCCGGTGCTTGAATCAAGCGCCATTGCGACTTCAACTGCTTCTGGTGCTGTTTTGCCAAGGTGCATTGCAGCCATTGCGTAATCGCGGCCTGAACCGATGGCATAGAAGGGTGATTCGATCTTGAATGGGATTGGCCCACGCTCGAATTTCAGAATGGTCTTGTCTGGCTGGATTACGAGAAGCCCAACGAAGTCAGAGTTATCACGCTGAAACGGTGGAAGCTTCTCCGGGTTTGCCCCTGCTGCAAACCACGCCACAGTCTCCTGAATGCGGTCGAAGTCTCCGGCGGCGGCAACCAAACACCCGCGCGCACGAAACAGCTTGGTAACGACAAATATCATTCCGCTGTTCACTGCGCGCTTGTCTGCGGCCAGTGTGTGGCCGTCCCATGCGATGGTGGTCACTCGATAACCATCCAGTCTTCAGCCAACACGTCGGTCTGACTGGCAAGCCATGGAACAAACTTTTCATCGGCTGTCTTCATGCCGATCCACGGCAGCGCGTTCAGGGCGGCATACTCAAAGGCGATCTTGTCTGCCAAATCAGCAGGAACTAGCTTGAGCCACATACCCTTGCCATTCCATCCTGAACGTGCAACACGCTTTCCCAACTTAAGCATGTGCAGCGCGTCACCAAATGTCAGCGCCTGCACAGGGCCTTCAATGTCGCGGTAGGCGGCTTCAAACTGAGCCTTGGGACTCCAGCTTGTGTAGCCATCCTCATACTTGACGCCATAGCCGGGTGCTCCATCTTTTCCGACTGCGGCCCAAGCTGTGATGATTTTTGTTCCAATGTATTTGTGTGTCATGGTTCTCTTTCGTGGATGGTTAAATCATTGGCCCGTTGTCGGCGCCTGTTGGGGTTTCAATGCCTGCTTGCATGCCTTCCAGCCCAGTTGCGCTGTCTGGCGGCGCTTGCGGCACCATGGCCGGGTCGATGCCCTGCTCTTGTTGTGCTGGGTCCGATGCCGGGATTCCGGCTTCGGGATTTACTGGCACTTGTTCCACTGGCGCGGCAATTTCCGGCTGCGGGATGTTGGGGTCTTGCCCTGCCTGGTCCTTGAAGCCTGCACCCTGTGCAATCGTGTCGGCAATCGGGGCTACCGTGGGGTTCAGTGCCACCACTTGAGCTGCTTGGAGTGCGCTGAACATGGCTTCCACCCGCTTCAACAGGGCTTCGGTGTCCAGTTTTGCAATCTTTCCCTTGAGTTCGTCCAGTTGCAGTTGAATTTGCTCCTTCTGCATGGCCTTGGCTTCCTTGGCCTCGGCTTCGCCCTGTTGCATGGCCTGCTGCTCTTCGGGTGTCGGTGCTTTGGTCGGGTCGCGCTGGCCGTTGAGCTTGCGAATGCGCGACACCCACTCGTCCTTGCTCTTAATTTCAGCCGAATCAACGACCAAATCCAGCACATTCATGACCACCTGGGGTGCATACGTGGCAATCTTTCCTAGCAGCTCCATCATTTGTTCCATTGCAGCCTGGGCGTAGGTTTCGCGGTAGTCGCGCTCACCAATGATGTAGTCGGCCTCGTTGCTGGCGATGTCGTTCAGCACCGAACCATCTTCCTGCGGGTCGTTCACCGTCACCCATTGCACCGGCTGGCCTTCGCCAACAACCCGGATCACCTGCTTTTCGGTCATGAACTGCTCAATGTGGCTCAATCGCAGGCGCCCGGCCAGTTGCTTCGCCAGACGCAGGTTATCGGGCAACTCGCTCACCACCAGTGAGCCTTGATCTTGCTGCAGTCCGATGGCCTTGCCTGAAATGGCGTTGGAGTCACGCCCAAGATTGGCATCCGTCACGCCCCCCGCATTGCGCAGCATTTCACGGTCAAACGCCAGCAGTTCAAGGTTTGATTGCATGTCGGCCGTAGGCTTGTCAAAGCGCACCATGTCCAGCCGCTTGACTTCAAGAGCCATGTCCGGGCGTGCCGCCTCTTGGCGTGCCACTTCTGCGTCCTTGAATGCGCCTGCTTCGTAGGTCATGCGGTTGCTCGATGCCGCATAGATGGCCTTGGATGCCCGCTTGTTGATGTCGTCGTTGATGTCGCGCATACCACGCATGAGGCCGTAGCAAAGCCCATCCCGCCCGCGCCGGTAGCCCCAGATTGGCACCAGCAGGAAGTTTTGATGCTTGAGCGGACTCTTGCCATCCCACAAGGGCGCGGCCTCGGTGGCAATCATCACACGCATGCGCTGGGTCACTGCGGAATACATCTTCCAGCGATCAGTTTCGAGCTGGGTATGGCCTGGGTTCTTCGGGTTAAATTCCTTGCCGCGTTGTGGGCCACTGGCAAACACCTTGATCGCCTCTGGCACGCGGTACCAGCACTCAATCAGGTTCACTGACAGTCGGCGCCCGCTGTCCTTGACCTCCGAGCCGCCAATGTAGGCCGAACGGTCACGGAACTGGCTCGATAGCCCGGTGCCGACGTTCATGTCAGTGGCGCCGGTCAGTCGCTCACCCAAGTACCAGACATCATCGCCATTGGCGGCGCCATGTTCCACATCCGAGATGCCCGCCTGCTGCACAAGGTGCTGGCGTGCGTTTGGCAGTAGCGCGATGGCATAGTCCAGATCGGTCTGCTTGCGCCGGAACTGGTAGCGGGCGTCTTTGAGGTCAAACAGGCGGCTGCGTGAGTCCCGATACACATTGCGCCAGTCCTCTGAGCCGGAATAGATGATGTTCTCGCCCGGGTCGGTGTTGATGCCCTCTTCCAGCCAGCCCAAGCCACCCATGACGGCCTGTTTGTATGCCTTGGACTCATGCCACTGCGACAAGTTGGAGTCGCCGACAAACTTGAACACCTTGCTCTTGATTTCGGCGCTTTGTTGGTCGGCTTCTTCGCGCGGGAGGATGTGTTCTTCCATGCGCATGCGCTTCTGCACGCCACACACCCAATCAATTGTCTGGCGTGACTCATTGAATACCAGCGGTGCCTGCCCACGATCCATCAGCACCTGGGCTTCTTCTTCGCGCCACTGCAAATGGTCGTAGTAGTCGTTGTCGATGGCCATCTGAATGCGTTCTTCACCCTGCAAGTCGCGTTCATCACGCAGGGCCGTCATCAGTGTGGCATGGCGCTTGAGTGTGTTTTCGTCGCTGCGTGCCTGCGTGTCAGGATTCAATACCTGCTTGTCGGGCAGGCTGGCCACGTTCACGGGCGTGTCATTGGAAGGTCCAAACATCAGATTAGCTCCTGGTGCACCACTTGGCCATTCACTTTGGCCGTGGCTTCAATGCCATGAATGGCGCGCTTGAGGTCGAGTGCGCCAGGCTGGTCGCAGGGCATGCGGATCAGGTCCGCCAGGCCATCAACAATGATGTCCACGATGCGGAACACGGTTGACTTGTCCGGGTAGAACCCCATGCTGGTCGCTGCGTTCATGGCGGCAGTCAGTAAGTAGGGCGTGGGCTGGCCGGATGCGTCCGAATACTCATAGGCGTTGTCCTGGGGGATGGCATAGGCGCCACCATCCATCTTCGGCACGGTCGGATGCAGCACCATGCAGGCGCTTGGCTCCTTCTTGCCCACATTGAGCCACTGGTAAGACACCACGATGTCGCCCTTGACACGCTGCTCCCATGACCGATCACCGCCACATTCAACCCAGTTCTGGCCGGTTGCGCCAAGAATTGAACTCATGCCTTACCCCTTGCGGATGCACGATGGCGCTTGATGTTGCGGGCCTTGCGTGCGAAACGCTTGGCGTTGGCATTGCTCCAGCCTGAGCCTGCTTTGCGTGGCGTGGGCGGCATCTTCATGCCTCCTGCGCCAATAGGCATGAATGCAATGCCAAGTGATGCGCCGACGGCTGACGCGAGACGTCCAATGATGCTCATGATGTTCTCCAGTTGCGTTGTGATTTGGGCTTGCCTTCGATCAGCCGCGGTGCTTCATAACCCTGCGAGAACTGTCGAAGGGCGTCAGCGGCCTCTGAGTGGCCGTCGATCTTTGATGGGGTGTGAATCTTCCAGGCGCCTCGGGCCTTGTCCCATGTCTTTTTGTAGTTGCCAAGGTGTGCAATGCCAAGCGCGCACTTTTCTTTGTCGAAGAACATCGAGCCGAACTTATCGCGCGTCTTCTGGATGCCGTGGATCACCTCGTCCACCACAGGCACGATGGTCCAGTCGCCCCCGATGCCCAGCTCGCGCAATTCATCCTCTGGTGATGCCACCTTGTGCCCCTGCTGGCGTTTGTGCGCTGCGTCGTGGGGTAGGTAGTGCGTGCCCCAAACGTAGCCCATGGCCTGCATCTGGCGAATGAAGTAGCTGTACGACTCGCCCCAGCCTTCAATGAAGTTGATGAAGCGGTCTTCAAAGCCGATGCGCTGGTGAAACCAGATGGCGGTGCCGTCGCTGTTGCCGATGTCCCAAAACGTGTTCACTGGCACACCAACCACATGCGGCACATGGCACAAACGGCCTTCCTTGCGCATGGCGGCCAACTGGATCGCGTAGTAAGTACCCTCAGTGGACACTTGAAACGGCTCAGTGATGGTTGACGGGTACTCCTGCCACATCTTTTCAGGGTCGCCACCAAACTCAGCATCACGTGTCGACACATACCAATTGCGCTGCGCACGGGTCAAAGTCGTGCCGGTCTGCCCCTCGACCATGCCGAAGTACTCCCGGTCCTTGTCGGTCATCACCACATCGGCGTCGATCTGGTAGCCGGGGTCTTGCCACCAGGCATAGAAGTGCAGCCGGAAGTCCTTTTGTGTCAACTGCGTGCCTGCCTGGGCCTGTGCAATGGCACGATTTGTCTTCTCGAAGAAGTCGCCTTCTGCGCCCTCTGCGGTTGACTCAATGATGCAGATGCCATCCAGTGGGACGGCCGGCAGTGAGCCCGTGGCCACTTCGCGCGCCTTGTCCGGGAACTTGGCGCAAATCTTGCCGTACTCACTCACATGCAGCCGGTGAATCGTGCCCGATCGCATGGACGTTGCCACGCGCACGCTTGAATTGTTATGGGCAAACAGCAACTCGCTGGCACTGTCGCGCTTGAGCGGGAACATCTCGCGCATAAAGTCGGGCAGGCGCTCATAGGCCAGCTTCACCTTGTCCCGAAAGATCACCTCAGCGGCTTCGCGGTCCTGGGCAATGATGCCGCAGCGCTGGTCAGCATTGAACAGGGCATGATCCAGCCAAAGAATCGCCACCAGCGTCGTGAATCCCAATTGCCGGGCCTTGATGATGATGTTGCGGTGCCACAGGCGCGACATCAACCGCCGCTGCGCCTTGTTCGGGATGAATGGCACCACGGAGTTATCGTCTCCGTCTGGCGCCTTCACCATGATTTTGTAAATCGCACCCGAACACACGCGCCACACTGGATCAGCCAGGCAGGCTGCCAATTCAGCCTCCGTGCTCGGAATGAAGCCCGGATCAATCCCCGGTTTCGTGGCACTTGTTCCACTTTTCCGAATAACCACTTTGGCAGTAGGGGTGGCACTTGTTCCACTCGCTGGCATCTTCCAGCGGCGTTTTGTCGGGGCTTCAGTGGTCATCGTCAGCCTCGATTTGGTCAATAACCGGCAGTGCCGAGCGCTTTAGGCCGGTGAAGAATGCAGCCAGCCCTGTCGCAGCGGCTTCTTCTGGTGTGGCGCCAATGTTGTACGCCTCACGCTCCATGGCAATGACTGACTTCATGGTTTCCACCAGCTTCTTGGCGGTGTCTACGCGGCCAGGCGTGCTGATGACCTTGCGGTAGATGTCGTTGAGCTTGTCCGTTCCTGAGTCGTCCGGGTTGCGCATGAGTTCGCCAAGCTGCGCCAGGATCACTGTGTCGAAGGTCTGGTCTTCAAGTTCGGCCAGCAGCGTTTGGCACAGGGCATGGCTTCGGGCGATGGTCTTGCGATGGCCAATGCGAACGCTTGCAACCTTGTCTGATTCCGCTTCAACGGTTAGTTTTTCGGTAATCCGGGTTCCACTGGAAACCATTGTGGAAACCAGCGCACTGGAAACCT